AAATTTTGGCTGGATGCAAGCGATCAGTTAATGTATCAGGGCAAAGCCCCACAGTTTTCTGACACAAAAGCAGCTCGCATGCCAGCATTCTTTGAACATGCAAACACCAACCTCCCACAATATGCTTGAGTCCATCATTGGACCAACGATTAGTTCTATACAAGTAGAGCTTGAAGAAAATTTCCCACCCGTTAATCCACATCCGAAGCAGAGCATCGGCGAAGTCATGTACTTAGCCGGTCAACGCTCCGTGGTCGAGTGGTATAACAAACGAGTCAGTAAGGATGAGAGTTGAACAAATACAGACGTGGCAACTACCACGAGTCTGGCATCTCATCAAACCTTTAATAGACAAAGCCCTAGATCATAGTCTCGGTGAACGGATGGCATCAGATATGCTGGAAGATCTTATGAACGACCAGCTCTGGTTGCTAGCAGGCATCGACGAACAAGGGGACTTGGCTGGAGTATTAGTAGCTGAAGAGATAGTACACGCTCAAAAGAAAGAGTTGTATGTACATGCTTGGGCTACACAAACTGGCTATGGTTTTGACGATTGGGTAGAATTATTTGAACAGTCATTGCTAGACATAGCAAACGATACTGGCTGTCATTATCTATCTACTACGTGTCGTAAAGGCTTGGCTAAAAAAATGACAACAAAACGTGACTGGAATGAATCATATTCTGTCATAACTAAACCTATACCAATGGAGTAAACACATGGGCGGCGGAGGAAAAAAGAAAAGTAAGAAAAAGAAAAGTAAAGTACAACAGGCTGCGGCTAAACGTCATGCTAACTTTAAGAAAACATTAGCAAAGACAGGTAAAAGAGTACAAACACACGGTGGTACTAAAAAGAACTACAGTAAATCTGAAGCAAGAGCTCTCGAGAAAGCACATGGAGGAGCTGCTGGTTTTAGTAGAGTAACTGGAGGAGCTGCTAACCCATTGAACAGAGCACCATCTACAGAAGGTATAAAAGTTGGTGAGGTGAAACCAGAGTTTGCTTCACCTTTAACTGGAACTGATTACAGCCAGTTTGCTGCACCAAATATAAACTACAATTACTCTGAACGTCCTAAATCTGACATAAGTTTTAGTGACGCCGTTAGAGGTGGTGCACGATTCAATGAAGCTGGTAGAAATGATCTGACTGGTGGTAACTTGTTGGCAAACGACTACACGTCGGGGGAACCAACACCTCAGATGCAACGAGATGCGGCTCGAGACATTTTAAATTCGGGAATGAAACTGAATGAGAAACAAAAAAATGATCTGCTAAGGCAAGCAAACATGCCACTAAAACTTGCCCAAGGTCGAATAAATCCTTTTAACATCTTTCAAACACAAGATGCTATAAAAGAAGGTGAAGCAGCACGAGAAGGTGTAAGGCCACAGGTAGATAATCCCGGATTCTTAGATGGACTTTTAAATCGAAACTCTGAAACTCAGAAGATGATTAATGACCTATCATCTACAGGAATAAATAATTTGGTTGCATCAAATAATCTATCAGGTTTAGGTATCTCAACAGCTGGTGGATCAGAAGCAGGCTTTGATAGAGACAGCTTTAACAGAGCTATGGAAGGAAACTATGATCCAGACAGTTCGGGTGGTCTTAACATAGGCAGCTCGGCTTTCGGTCTTGATTCAGAAACAAGTAGTAGAATAGGTAGAGCACTTGCTGCTGGACCTTCTCCTAGAATGTTATCAGAAGGTGGAGACCTGAGATTCAGTGATATGTATAACGCTGATACACCGGGTGCTACATTAACTCAAGGAATCAACGCAGTTAAAAATAGGATTCCATTACTTAATAGGCTGCCTGATATGAAGATTAACTCTGTAGCTGAAGAAGCACAGCGTCAATACTTAGGTTACAATCCTAACTTACCAGCTAGTGCTTTGGCACGGATGGATAAAAGAGGTGGTGGAACTAGAGCAGCAGCTGCACCTACTGTAGCTCAACAAGTATCTCCTGAGACACAGCCAGTACAAACAGCATCTACCACACCTACTACACAGACAGGCGTAGATCCTAACAGACTATTACAGATACAACAGCAAGCTTATCAACAAGCATATAATCCTATGAGTATAGGAGGATTTAATCCACAGTTTAGATTTGCCTCTCGAGCTCCTAGAATAGATTACTCAACATATTTTAATTACAGCTAATGACAGCAAAATCTAGGTATGATAATTTATCCAGTGATCGTTCCCAGTTTTTAAACGAAGCAGAAGACGCAACCAAACTTACACTACCATATCTTATCAGAGGACACGAAGAGTACTCGAAAGGTATGAAACAACTGAAGACACCTTGGCAGTCTGTAGGGGCTAAAGGAGTTGTAGCGTTAGCATCAAAGCTATCTCTATCACTCGTGCCTCCACAGACCAGCTTCTTTAAGCTACAGCTAGACGAGTCTCAGTTAGGAGAACAGTTTGAACCGCAAGTAAAATCAGAACTTGACTTATCATTTGCAAAGATAGAACGCACCATCCTTGATGCGATCGCTGCATCAGATGATCGTGTAGTAATACACCAAGCATTACAACATCTCGTTGTAGGTGGTAATGCACTTATCTTTATGAGTAAGCAAGGGCTGAAGTTATATCCTCTTAATCGCTTCGTGATAGAACGAGACGGCAACGGCGACGTGATCGAAATTGTCACAAAAGAAAGAATCAATAAGGATCTAATTCCTAACTACGAAGAGCTAGCTCCAGACAAGATGAACTATGATCTAGTAGACGGAGATCCAGAAGAAGAAGAGTGTGATGTATACACTCATGTAAGACGAGACAACAACCGCTTTATATGGTATCAAGAAGTACACGGCAAACGTATACCGGGGTCACAAGGTAAGTCACCAGTCGATAGTACACCATGGCTACCACTACGATTTAATACAGTAGATGGAGAAGCTTATGGCAGAGGTAGAGTCGGACAGTTTATCGGAGATCTTAAGTCTCTCGAAGCATTGTCTCAAGCTATAGTAGAAGGTAGTGCAGCAGCCGCTAAGGTTGTATTTACTGTATCACCATCTAGTACTACCAAGCCTGCAACACTAGCACAAGCTGGTAACGGAGCTATCGTACAAGGTAGACCTGATGACATTGGTGTCGTACAGGTAGGTAAGACAGCTGACTTCGCCACGGCGTTGCAGCACATGCAGACTCTTGAAAGAAGGTTGAACGAAGCGTTCCTGATCCTGTCAGTTCGGCAGTCAGAACGTACCACAGCTGAAGAAGTCAAGATGACACAGCTAGAACTAGAACAACAGCTCGGCGGCCTATTCGGATTGCTCACGGTTGAGTTCCTAGTTCCATACTTGAACAGAAAACTTAGCGTATTCCAGAAGACTGGAGATATACCACGTATACCCAAGGGTATGGTCAAGCCAATCATCGTGGCTGGTATAAATAGTCTAGGTAGAGGACAAGATGTACAAGCGTTGGGTAGTTTCTTACAGACTATTGCACAGACAATGGGACCAGAAGCTATTACAACATATATAAATCCAGAAGAAGTTATCAAGAGACTTGCAGCAGCACAAGGTATAGATGTATTAAATCTTGTGAAGAGTATGCAAGAAGTACAACAAGAACAACAGCAAGCTGCCGCAGCACAGGCTGAACAGACTGCTATTGAAGGTACACCAGCTCTGATGAACTCACCTTTAATGGACCCAACTAAGAACCCTCAGCTACTAGAACAGCAGGGGGCTCCACAAGAACAACCACCACAAGAATAACATGGAAGGAAACACACTAACTATGGAGTCTAATGTTGAGACTACAAGTCTTGACAATCTCTCAGCAGATGAACAAGACTCCCTAGCAGTTGGTGAAAAGATGGAGCAAGCTCAAGAACAGCTACTCGCAGGCAAATACAAAAGTGCTGAAGAGTTAGAGAAAGGTTATCTTGAGCTGCAACAAAAACTCAGCACCAACAAACCAGAAGCTGAACAAGCACAACAAGAGCAGACAGAAGAGTCTGCCGAACCAACTATACTAGATCGTATCTGGGAAGAGTCAACTAACCAAGAAGAGTTTAGCCCTGAGCTGACTGAAGAAATAAGTAAGATGAGTTCAACTGAACTCGCTAACATGTACTTAGATTACAGACAGGCAAACGAAGGAGCTGAACCACAAGGAGCACGTGACTTCTCACAAGATGAGATACAACAGTTACAAGGTGTGGTTGGAGGAGAACAGAACTACGGTAACATGATAGACTGGGCACAGAAATCTCTTAACGAACAAGAGGTTAATATGTTTGATGCTGTCATGGCTAAAGGAGATCCTCTCGCTGCATTCTTTGCAGTCAGATCACTTGCCTACGCATACAATGATGCGGTAGGATATGATGGTAACGTAGTACAAGGTAAAGCACCTAAGCAAAGTACACAACAGTTCCGTAGCCAAGCAGAAGTTATCGAAGCTATGGGCGATCCTCGTTACGAAAACGATCCAGCGTATCGTGAAGACGTAATGAAAAAACTAACTAACTCACCAAACGTAAACTTTTAGGAGAACAATTATGCCGATGGGAAAAGGAACTTATGGTTCACAAAAAGGTAGACCGAAGAAGAAGATGAGCAAAGGTTTATCTAAGCTACCTACAGCAGTACAAAAGAAAATTCTCAAGAAGAAAAAATAGTCATGGCTTATTCTGACACACTAGATAAGTTAGGTCAGATTAAGATGACCAACATGAATCTAATACATAGCCAGATCCCTCACGTTAAGGGGGATCTCGCTGTACGGCAAGGTGATGGAGGATCACCTTATACCGCACCACCTAAAGAAGACCCAACAAGAAAATATGTACCAGCACCACCTAAAAAAGCTAGTCTTACTCAGCAACAGATGGATAGCCTTAACAAGGTATTTCCCGGTGCTGAAGGTAGAATAAATAAGTTTAGAAAGAAACACTTCAACTTAAATCCTATGCAAATAAAACCACAAGGTCCGCAGTTACCTGACCTAGCGATGAATTTTAAAGATACAGGGTTAGGCGATGGAGGTTTTATTTCAACAGATAAACCAAACATTTATATTAACTCAGGAGCGGAAGCTTACATTCTTGAACCTAATGGAAATTTTAAGTTTGATGGTATGTATGATCCTAGTAGACATGGAAACGCATTTCCGCCGCTGGGGTTAGTTCAAGCTAACGACAGTATGAAGATAGCTAAGGGGTTTGTTAAAAATGTTGGAGAACCTATAGGTGTTATGTCCGCTACTCAAGGCATGAAAATCATAGACGACACAGAAACAAATCCTCTCAAAAAAGAACTAAGAAGAATTCGTATGTTTAAAAACAATCCAATAGATCCCGGTTTAGTCTAATGGCAAGAAAGAAAGTACGAAAGAGAAACGTCTCCCTTAGAATTGGCAAGCACAAGAGCCGTAAGGGAGGTCTCACAGCAGCCGGTAGAAAGAAGTATAACGCAGCTACTGGCTCCAACCTCAAGGCTCCACAGCCCGGAGGTGGTCCACGCAAAAGATCATTCTGTGCAAGATTCAGAGGAATGAAAGGTCCAATGAAGAAACCAAACGGCAAGCCTACACGTAAGGCACTTGCTATGCGACGATGGAAATGCTAATGGCATACAAAAAGAAAACCAAAAAGAGCAGCAAGTGTGGCTGCAAGCACGGAGGTAAAAAACGCTAATGGCTAAGAGAGGTCTTTACGCAAACATACACGCCAAGAGAAAGCGGATTGCCGCTGGCTCTGGTGAGAAGATGAGAAAAGTGGGTTCTAAGGGTGCTCCCACGAAAGCTAACTTTACACGTTCAGCTAAAACAGCAAAACCTTACAAGAAAAAAACTAAAAAAAAATAATGACTGACAAACTAATTAACATTTATCCAAATGAGACTCCACCTAGAGTCATTGAAAACTATCCAATTAACAAACATCCAATCATGACAAACGAAGCAGAAAGATTTAATGGCTGGGCAGCAATGCTTGGTT